CAGGTCAGCACGACTACCGGTAAGCTGACCAGTAATACCGACTGATTTAACAGAAGGAGCTTGGTGAGGGGAGCAAGCCACATCAAAGGAGATACGACTCCAACGGGAGTCATCAGATTTAGGGCGCAAATGACCCAACCAGGGTGTTTCAATGATTAATTTTTGTAGGAAGATTGACATGTTATCTGCTCGTTCTTTAGAAGCAGATATAATCATTATTTTCTTTTCGGGGTTATTAAATAAAGTCCAAAGAACAAAAGCACCAGTAATCCAGCTCTTACCAACTCCCCTAAATGCTTGGATTTGTAAACGCTTTGGACCATGTTGAAGGTAATCAGCAATTGCATATTGAGCACGTGTAGGGTTTGGTAAGTCTAGTTCACTCCATAATGCTTGTAGGAATAGCTTGAAGTCATCCTTTAATAGTTCTAATGTATTCATCGTTTCTCCAAGTTGTAGGACCGTTAGGTGTAAAGGGTAAGTGTTGTTTAACTGTAAAATTAGCTCTATCTTTTACAAATAACGGATCATGTTGTAAAGATTCATATTGAATATCAAACCAGCGTTTTTTATCTAAGGACTGCTTTAGCATTCCGATATAGTCGTAACAATGGTCAACGTAAGTACTATAGAAATCAGGGTTATCTGTATAATCTTTATACCATTCAATACGTTGCATACTAGCTATGATGTCATCTTTATCACGAATCATAAAAGCAAACTGAGCATTTGGAAATATAAAAGATAATTCTATTACTGCTTTAAGAAGAAAGGGAGCTTGAACAACACTATTATTAGGTATGTTTATGTTGTATTCAAGCTCATCAATAAACTTCCTACCAGTTTGTCTAGCGATAATGTGGCTAGCAAGCCGTGAGCCTGCTCTCTGTGGACCTGTGACAATGATTGGGTGGGTCATAGGTAGAATCTAGCGTGTAGGGGGTTTAAGGACGTCTGTAGCCTGTTCTAGCGCGTCTACGTAGCTCATAATCAGAGTAACCTTCTTTGCGTAGTTGTTCTTTCTTTTCTTCCGCAGCGACGCCAGTTTCTTGTAAGTTTTTACCAGTAGCACCTTCTACAATAGCACCTATCATTTCGTAACCAGCGTAACCTACTGCAATTGGAGGTACAAATTTGGCAACAGCACCAACCGTAGAAATTGCAGCTTTAGGTAAAACTTTAGTAGCAACTTTAGAGGCAGCAGGTTTAGCTAGTTTAACACCTTGTTCTACTAAAGCCCCACCAACGGCACCTAGAGCAGTTTGTTCAGCAGCTTGTCTATAGTTACCTTGCAACGCAGATTTAACAGCTTCAGGCTCAATAGCAGTAGCAGCACCAACAATGGATCCTAACACATTCTTACGGACAGCTTCCACTCCACTAGCAACAGCAGCACTTATAGGATCAGTACCAAACATCTGTGATCCTTTTAAAGGAGGTAAACCCATTTTAGCTAACCCTTTATTTACCTCTGTTTGTGCTAAAGCAGCTTCACCACTAGCCATAAACTGCTCAACACCTGGTTGTGGATTAAACTTAATTGATCCGGCTTGAGCAAACAATTTAGGAAGTTCCGTTTTTCTAGTAGCCTTTTCAATTAACTGTATTGTTTCAGGTCGTGTTCTAGGGTCTACAACCTCACCAAACCCTGCTTGTGTAAATACACTACGTTGTTGTTGAACCTGTGGTGTTGCAGTGGTCTCTGCAAACCTTTCTTGCTGTTGTAAAATAGAAGGAAGCAGGGCTTTAACTTGTTCTTCAGAACTAGCTTGAACTAGTTTTGGATCTAATCCAAGCCTATCAGCTAGATTCTGCCCTGCTCTATGTAAATAAGGAAAATCTTCTGGACGTATAATACCAGCTTCTGCAAAAACACTACCCTTAGCACCTAAACGACCTTGATGCCAAAGCTCGTCAAAAGCTCCAATAGCATTTAAGTTAGCTTGGTTGTCTCCAGGTGTTGCACCTGTTAAATCAAAGATACGTTTTTTTGTATCTTCCCAAATATCAACTGGAGTTCTGATACCAAGATCTCCACCAGTCCTATCTGCAATAATATGATGAAGAGGGATGTTTTTAACGTATTGAAATTTCCTCATCAAACCTTCTTCGGTTTTCCGAAGCCTACTGATTAACTCTCCAGGCTCCATGTAAGGTTTTTCTAAAACGTCTTGAAAAACTGAAGGATCCCAAGCAAAAGCAGCGCCAAACCTTCGCCATTTTTTTAAATCATTAACGTCAGCACTACTAAGTTTTTGCTTAGCTTTTTGCGCCGCCATTAGACGATCTAAATTTTCTACAATTGTATTTTGAACAAGCTGATACGCTCGCTTGGTTTCTCTATCCATTAATTAATATACTCCATAATTAGTTTTTCACGGAGTCTATTAACTCCAAATTTGTCTCTCATCCACGAGAGTACAGGCGCATACAACATTTGTTGCGACATCCTCTCCGCCACGAGCGCGAGGATGAACATGATCGATAGATAATTGACTAAGGTCATAAGTTTTTCCGCAATAGATACAAGTATGGTCAAAGTGTTCCTTAATAGATGTTCTCCAAAGTCTTTTGGCGTCGGAAGAAGTCATAGCTATCAAGTTAAATAGGTAATCGTTAGGGGTAGGAAGTAGTGGGGTCATGCGCGTCCTTTACGTGCTCTGTTTTTTGATGCTGCTTCGAGGAATGTCTTTCCATTTTTTCTGTGGGATACATCCTTGCCATCACCGTTACCGTAGGTTCCACGTTTACGGTTTTCTTTATTTAATGCAGACCGTTTAGAGATCTGTAATGCACTTGAATCATATTTCTTTTGATATGATTTATAGTTACCATTAGCGTATTTTGGACCGCTATAGTTAGAGCTTCGTACCATAAAGTCTCCGTTTTACAAGTTCAGGGTCAACAGTTGGCATTAGGTTAGCTAGTTTATCTAGTGGGTTACCTTGAACAGCAACACCACTAATGTCGTTTTTGACAAGCCACTCTATCGCTGCCTTTATATCTTGTGTTGTAGCTTCACCACTTTTAATCCGATTAAGGAGTTCTTTGGTAACTAAATTGTGCAACTCATTGAATTGGTCTTCGGTTGCTTTCTTGTTAGCCATTTCTCAATACAATTTGATCTAATTTGTTTTCAATGCGGATCATATGATCCTCCATACGTTGCACCATTATTGAAAGATCAGCTTTAGATACATAATCTTGTGCAACACTTAATTCAAAGGTATCAACACGTCTATCCAAAGCCGATATTCTATTGTGTATACGATTTGTTAAAGCAGCTCCTGCTGCAATAGCTCCAATCAGAGCTGATACCCCTGCTTCAATCATTACTTATTAGGAAATAAACCGTTACGAATAAATTCAACTGCTTTATCATCGATGTCATTATCGGTTGACTCAGCAAGTTTAGTAAGCATATCTACAATAAGTAGTTTAACTTTTTCAGACTGTAAAAATGAAAATAGAATTGGACGAATTAAAGTAATCATGATAAATAAAGTTGTTTAAACGTCAGCTGTATTAGTAGAAGGAAATGCTCTCCCTTCTCCCCAAATAATTCTTACAGCACCTTGGCCACCTGCACCAGGGTTTCCGCTAGGGCGACCAAAACCGCCACCGCCGTATAAACCTCCGGTTGCTTGAGTTTTATTGTTAGAAGTTGCAGTAGATAGACCATTTGTACCGCTGGAACCACCTCCTCCACCAACGCTAGAAGAAGTACCTGCAATACCGTCGCTACCTTGTCCGAGAAGACCAACACCGCCGCCGCCGCCTCCTATACTTGGACTAGCATAACCGCCGCCACCAGCACCACTATTTGAATCAGCAGCAATTGGGGCGCCACCAATCTGATTAACAATACCTCCTTTACCACCGTTACCACTATATCCTCCTGCACCGCCGCCGCCACCATAGGATGCGGAGCTTTGATTTGTTGCATAAGGCCAATCGCCACCATTACCTCCACCCCATTGAGATGAAAAGGATGGTCCACCTTGTCCTCCACTGGATGATTGTCCAGGTATGCCACCTTGTCCGCCAGTGCAACCTACTAAAACAGTTGATCCCCTTTGAATACCACTGTCTCCCCCATCGGCGGATGCAGATGGTACACCATAATAACCTCCGACACCAGCTTGAACACTTAATGTTTCACCAGGAGTAACCGGAATATTATTTCGATAAGCAAGTCCGCCACCACCGCCACCTGGTGAAGCAGTACTGCTGGTGGTTTGGCCTCCAGCGCCACCACCACCCACACAGACTGCACAAATAGTTGTTACTCCAGAAGGAACGACCCAACTAAAAATACTAGAACTTGTAGCATTAATCGGTGATGTAAATGTTTCTTGCCCTGCTAGTGAAACTTCTGAACTAAAAAGCAATTGATGTATCATTAAGTTAACCCACTACCAGTAATAACAAAAGTATTAGATTGAACACAAAGAATAGTTGCTAATCCATATTGAACTAATGTGCGATTACCTGTGTTTATTGTTCCTGCTTGTCTTAGTGTTACGCTACCACCTTGTGTAATAGTTTGGTCATTAGTACTATTATTAAAAATGCTGATAGCATCACCAACACTAAACACACCACTAGGTACAGTAATACCACCATTTGTAATGTTAATATGTTTACCGGCATCTGATGCGATTAAAGTATATGCAGATGTTTGAGGATTAGCTGGTATATTTGGAAATGTTTGACTAGATGAAAAGGTTAGATCACTACTTAAAGGTGATTCAATTTTAGGTGCTGTTACGTTAGCATCAGCTAGCTTAGCTGTAGTTACAGCATTATTTGCTAGTTTAGCTGTAGTTACGTTAGCATCAGCTAGTTTAGCTGTAGTTACGTTAGCATCAGCTAGCTTAGCTGTAGTTACAGCATTATTTGCTAGCTTATCTGTAGTTACAGCATTATTTGCTAGTTTAGCAGCAGTAATAGAACCATCAGCAGGTGTAAATGAAACATCAGGTGCAAGTTTATCAGCTGTAACTGCATCATTAGCTATTTTAGCAGTAGTAACAGAACCATCAGCGATGCCACCAGATATAACATTTTGGATTTTATTTTCTTCTTCTTGTCCAATAAAAAGAGATTGTTCAAAATTTCTATTTAAATCTTGTGCTCTAATAGCTGAACCTGGAAAGAATGTTGAAGATGTAGCTGTTGTATCAGTTTCTCGGAAAATACGAATAGCTACATTATTACCTGGTGCTGTATTAAAATCAATTTGTGTTGGCGTGTTATCATTAATTGTAAAATCAGTCGTACCTATTTCATCTAAGGTAACCTTTACGTCTTCTTTTTTTATGTACGGAAATGAAAAAGTATAACTTGTTAGTATACCATCTCCTGTATAATTATTTTCAGTTGTTGCCATGATTTTTTAGTACCGAATGTTAGTAGTAAAATCTGTTATGCCAGGGATGATACCCCTCATAGCTTGATTTTCTTTTGCTTTCTTTTCTGCAATTCTTTTTTGAATGTCACCTTTCATTCCTAAATCTAAATCATCAAAAGCAAGTTTTTCTGCCTTTTTTCTTGCTTCATCAAGTTCCATGAAAATCAAATCATACTTACCAATAGGTGTATCTTCAGCACTGACACCTTGAGATCTAGCTTCTTTTAGTTCTTTAACAGTGCTACGTGCATCAGCTAACTTACTAATTCTTGCAATCTCACCGCGCCAATACCCACGTTCACCCATAAGTTCAGATAGTTTAGAACGTTCTTCAGGTAAAATTTCCACACCTTCTCGTGTTTTAAATAAAGATGATGAATCATATTCTATATCATTAAGAAACTTTTCTTCTGGTGATTCACCTTCGTATATTTTAATTGGAGATACTGTATTGTATAGACGTACCATCATGTTATAATTATTTGGTACTTTACCTGTAACAGGACTGTAGATATAAGGTTGTCTGTTAGAAGGATCAAAAACATTAAGATATTGGTTTCTGTTTTTTATAAAACCTGCTATATCTTTCTGAACATCTTTAAGACCACCATCAATAATTTGACTAACGTTATTGCGAACACCACCTAAAGGACCAAGAGCGTTGAGTTGTCCAGCAGCAAATCTATCAAAAGCATATTCATTACCGCTAAGAATTTCAACAAGTGGTGTTAAAACAGAAAGAGCAGTCTCTTCAGTTACAGCAGAAGCAAGAATAATAGCCATTTTAGCTTTTAAATTCTCTGTAGCTGCTTCACCTAACATATCAAAATTATCACCAATAGTAGCTAAAGTAGCAACCCAATTACTTAGACCAGGGCCAAGTAATTCATCATAACTGATTTTTTTACCAGCAACGGAAATTGTTCTAGGTTTCCAGCCTCTTTTCTTTCGAGCTGCCATCAACTGTCTATCATAAGAACCATCACCTGTCATTTCAAACCAGCCATCTCCAGTAATAGCATTAGCCAAAACATTTGAAAGAACCAATCCTGTTATAATAGAAGAGATACCTTTTTTACCTAAAGTCTTATTTTTTAAATCAACAAGAGCATTTAATTTAGCTACACCATCCATTTGGCTTACTTTGTAACCACGAGCTGTTAGAATATTATCTACTAATTCAGGTTGCTCCATAAATGTTTTGACTGGAGTGTAAGCTAAGTCATTTATATCTTTTTGAAATGAACGAATTGGAGCAGGAATATATGCATCAGCAGTTCTAACTACATTTACTAAGATGCCAGGAAATCTATTAAAAGCCCTTAACAAAGGAACTCTTTCATAAAGGCTATTTAACGAAGTAACCATATCACTGTTTAGATTTAAAGCAAGTTCACTTGTGTTATACTTAACTGCTTCATCTACAATAATACCGTTCTCATCAAACATACTATTATATTCTTTGTTAGCAAGTCTCTTTACTTCATCAGGTGATGCTGCTTTACCAAGGCGTTGTATCTCATCCATAGCACGGAAACGAGCTTGTGCATTAGCAATATTAGCACTTGTGTAACCATCAAAGCCAGTAAATGTATTTGGAATGAATCTAAATACAGGATCTGCTTCCATTGCTTTTAAATTATCATACAAATCTACAACATATTGGAAGCCATACCTACCGTTATCAGCTTCAATCTGTGCAAGTTTTCTGTAACCATCAATTTTAGCTTCATTCTTAATTACAAAATCTAACCTAGTAGCATCTTTTACACTGTTAGGATTTTGTGATGCTTTCATAAACATCTTACCAGCATAAGGTAAGGCTTTTTTTTGTGTATCTAAGACAGCACTATAAGCCATCCAACCACGTTGTACTGATTTAAGATCTTTACGCATTAAAGCACCTGTAAGATAACTTAATGGTTCTGCTACCATACCACTTAAATTACCATAGAAAGCTTTAGCACTAGAAGCTACAGAAAACAAAGAATTATAAAAATTACCTCTAACAGCTTGTGCTAAAATATTAGGTGCTTCAGGATTACCGTCAATAATTGGCCTCCACCTAACAAAAGTATTGAGAATATCTTCATTCATTTTAGTGATACTATTGATCTTACCATCACTAAGTTCATATAACTCAAGAAATGAATCAAGAACTTCTGGGTTATTTTCTTCTAAATATTGCCAGTTTTGGGTAAACCGATCACTTTCGTCTTGAATAATACGTAAGGCTTGTGGTGATTGCTCAATAATTTCTTTGTTTAGTTGTTCTGGTGTTTTACCAAATGCACGGACACGCTCACCTAAAGCCATAACACCACGTTTCTTATCTACATAATACTCAGTAGTTCTTTTTAATTGTTGTA